TACTACAGTGAATCAGTTGATCTTTTTGAGATACTTCCAGAGGAAAATAAATGACAACACGCAACGATATAACAGGCGATGAGATAAAAACAAAAGAGATCACCGATAAGTATCGAGAGAACTTTGATCTGATCTTTGGAAAGCCACAACCAAAAGAGCAGCCAAAAGAAAAGTTAAAGCCATGCCAGTTACATGGAGAGGATGAGTAATCGTGGACTTCATAGACTTTGCTCGCTCGTTTGGCATCATCATCAATGACTATCCACCTATTGGTGTATGGAAAAGATATCCAACTGAAGATCATCCGCGCTCAAAGAATGGTGCAGTGAAGTACATGGGTACACATGGGTTCGTGCAGAACCATGCGATGGATACTGTCGTGTCCATCTGGAAACCAGACCGCGATGCTGTCGTAGATCGTACAGGTATGGCTGCATCAATCAAGAAGGCCGCAGATGATGTGCGTAATAAACAGAACGACGCATCGATGAGAGCAGTTACCATGCTGAATAATTCTGGTATGTGTAGTCATGCATACTTAGATCGAAAGGGATTCCCTGACGAGCAGGGTAACGTACTTCATATAGCAGGTAAGCCAGTGCTGCTTATACCTATGCGTGTTGCTGGTTCGGTCGTCGGATGTCAGATGATTGATGAAGATGGCACGAAGAAGTTTTTATATGGCCAGCGTACAAGTAATGCCACGTTCACGTTTGGTCGTGGTGATTTAAATATCTTGTGCGAAGGATATGCAACTGCACTGTCGGTACGCATGGCGATGAAACAATTAAAGCGGCCATGTTCTATCCATGTATGTTTCAGTGCAGGCAATATGCTGAAGGTGGCAGAGGGATTGGTAGAGGGTTTGGTAATCGCTGACAATGATGCCAGCGGTACCGGACAATCAACTGCTGAAAAGATTGGTTGGAAATATTGGATGAGTGATACTGTGGGAGAGGATGCTAATGATTATCACAAACGAGTAGGCCTGTTTAAGTTTTCCCAGAGCCTGACTCGTTCAATGCTGTGCGTCTGATCTCACCGGATGAGCCACGCTCAAGCGGCCTTCGGTGAATGGTTGAATGAGTGCAAGGGTATTGAGAATCTCAGTACCCAAGCGCAAGACAATCTCTCCTTCTCCGGTATAGTCTGTTATTGCTTCGACATAACCGGAGTCGGATTCAATCAGGTGAATAGTAAACATTTTTCTATTGCTTAGTTCTTCTGACATACTAGTCCTCCCGTTCTTTCCTTCTTCTCTCGTCCTGTACTACGCCTGTTGCCATTGTGCTTCTGATCTCGATGTCACAATCAAGTCCAAATTCCTTCCGCATATCTCTGTGCGCGAAGTATTCGGCCTGCTCGTCGTCCACTGCCTCGACGGAAACAGTCTTGACATAGGTAATGGTAACGTCCACATCATACTCGTATTTTTTCATTCGTCTGATCTCCTTGTTAGTCTATTAGCGAATCCCAGAGGCGGGTGTACCCAACTAGGAACCCAAACTGGAAGTCTGTAAGGTCTGGCCGCAGTGCTAGTTCGTCGGCACTCTCAAATGGCAGGTCGTTCTCTCGGCAAAACTTTAATAGCTCGGCCGACATGATTACTGCTACGTATTCATTGCGTAATTGTGCTGTCATTCCTCGATCTCCTCTATCTCGTCTTCGTCGCGCTCATCAGCTACGTTATCAATGTGTACATCCATGCTGTACCAATTGATGCCTACTTCGCAGTCGTGATACCTTTCCATGCAGTCCAACACTTCGCGAGCCTCTTCGTCGGATAGCTCTATACCGTTTTCTTCTGCGCGTTCCTGTACGTCTGATATGTGCCACCAAGATGCGAGCCAGTCTCCACTCGCTAGTTTCTCAGCGTCGTATATAAGATTAGATATATTGAGAGCGTTAAAATTCTCAGGCACTTCTATTTCAATGGTAATTTTTTTCATTATTCGATCTCCGTAACTTCGTTAATGTGCCAGTCAAAATTTTCATTTGATGGTTTGAATTCGCCACCGTCCATATCTTTCGCTAATTTGTAGGCCTGCTCTGCATTATCAGCTTCAATAATCGCTGTGCAATATGTGTAGTAAACTGCAGTCGCTTTAAATTTTGCCATCTCTAGCTCTTTCTAATTGATAACGAATTGCGGAGTGCCACATTCCTAGTGCGTCCATTATTGGGGTATATTCCCAAGAGTAATCAACATCTTCCCCACTTTCATAACGCGCTACAAAATCAGCAACTATTTTGTCGTCAATACCTGAAACGTGTGTACCAAAAGCATCAACGAAAGCAGCTTGTTCTAATTTATCCATCGTCTGATCTCCTATAGTTCTTCTACTGGTATAAAATCGTATGGCACCAAAGTCTCTGACAATAAGTCACCATCTACACTAATAACAATTACACTAAAATTCTGCGCATCATCATCCTTAGTTATGCGTACATAACCACCAACATGAGAAGGTTGTTTTGATTTTTGATTGTATTGGTTGAAATTAATAATCATTGTTTGATTATCGAATACGTTTTCATCAATTTCTATTGCTGCTTTCATCGTCTGATCTCCTAGTTTAAGTTAGCTAAATGTTTGGCCTTGACTATTGCCTGCGCGAGCGAAGTAAATCTATAGTAGTGATTCAACGTCTCGTTAGCGTCAAGGTCATGTAATGCGACTGTGTATCCGGTATCTGTTTGGAATACTCGTGCCTGAATCCCGAATTTTTCATTGGTGTATTCTTCAATTTGTTTCATCGTCTGATCTCCGATTAATTGCCGATTAAATTCACAATCTGCTAGTCCATACTGTTGCATTTCTTGAAGTAAACTCATGCGTCTGATCTCCTAGTTAATGCCCAATTTTTTTAGGGCGATGTGGTGTAGTAATACGTGCGTGCGTGTCATGTATGCGTTTGGATTTGCTGCGCTGCGTCTGATCTCGGCTGGTGTCATTAGTCTCAATAAATTATTTAGGTAGGTGCGTCTTGTCATGTCTTGATCTCCTTGTTGTAAGTAATGCGATATCCATTGTCTAAAATTATTGTGTAATAGTTGCTCGTCTGATCTCGCGGTTTAAGTTCTACGGCCTGCGGTTTTTCGCGCTGGTTTGTGGCCGGTGGTGGTGCGGAAAATAGGTCGGTCTGCATCATGCGGCCTGTAAGATAGGTATAACGCGTCTGGCCTTCGCGTCGGTTTGTTTGGCATTATTTCCATGCGCCCTGAATCCGATAATCGCTTTTCTGTCGGCCTTCTGGCAGAGCTGGCAGACCGAGCAGGTCATATACTCGCGGGTTTGTGCTGGGCAGATAGTGATCGGCCTTCCGGCCGGTGTCATGCTGCGCTCTGGTGTATCCATCGGGACTATGCAAACAGTTGGAAGGCCTGTCGCGGCCAGCGTGTCGGCCTCTCCTGCGTCGTCGGCTGATAGGTTTACAGTAAAACCCCACTCGGTCGCGTGTCTCGCCCACTTGATCGCGTCGGCTGATTTCTTGTGCGTGTAAGTAAAACCGCGTCGGCCGATATTGGCCTTGACTAGTTCGCCCAGTGCGGCCGCGTCAACGGCCTCACCTACTCCGGCCAAGTCTCCGGCCACATTGTGGCGCCATATCTGGCCGTCTGGCAGTGCTGCGATTTCCTTGCATAGGTCGGCCAGTGATAGGCCGCGTTGTGGAACCTGATTCCAATTTAATCGCGTGTGGAAGTCTTCCGCATAGCAGGTCGAGCGATACTGCGGGCAGGAAGGCGGGCAGGTATCGCGCTCGCTGTAAGTGGTCGGTATTGTGCCGGTCTTTTTATTATTTGATTTTTTAATGAAGTGTACTTTCATTTTTTCCCCGAATTTTTTTATGTGATTATTATTTCTAGTCGGCCTGCTGCGTGTAGTGCTGCTGCTGCTGGAATTTTTAACAAGGCCTTTTCCAGTGCCTGCTCTATTTTGTGGTGCGCTTTGTTGTATTGGTCATAATTCCGCACGCGTGAGCGGTCGCTGATACGGTCGCGTAATACTGGGTCATGTCCGAATCGGTCATGGTATGCATTAAAAAATAGGCATAGGTCGCAATCTTCTTCAAGGTATCCGAACCCAGCGCGATAGTAAGAATAGTGCGACACCTTGTCGGCAATATCCAGCGCGATCAGTAATGACACTGGCACCTTAACCCAGCCATGTCCGGCATCTTGTATATAGTCGAATCGTTTCATTCTGTGGCCTCGTATTTGTAGGTAAAAAATTCGTCATGCTCGTTTAGAAAATCGATTAGTTCTTCAAGTGAATATAGATACCAGTATGCCTCGACTTCGTGGTTATAGACTGCAATAGGAAAATCCTTTGGGGCTTGGTTGTTTGTTTGTACGATCATTTTTTACTCTCCCATTAAAATTTTTTTTAATTCGGCCACTGATTTGCCGGTCATGCGTGAAAGTGTGGCCAGCGTTAAATCTGGGTGCTGGTCGTAATATTCATTTATTTCTTCATTTGTCCAGTCGTGCGGGTTTTCCATTATTCGGCCTCATTCATTAATTGATTGCTTGCATTAAGAGCAGAGATAATTACAGCGCGCATATCTGCCGTTTTGCTCTCGTTTATTTCTTCGCGGCCTTCGTTGAATAAGCGATCTACTATCTGCCAGTCTTTGCCGATAACATAAACCCCGTTATCGTAGTTGTGCTGGTCTAGTTGCTTTACTGCACCGATTCCGACCGATAATCCATCGGTAAAAAAAGCGCTTATAACTTGTGTAAGTCTTGCCATTGCATAACTAGGGTCGCATTCTGGGTCGCGGTATCCTAGTTCTTTGCATACCTGTAAAAAGGCCTCGACACTTGCGCGGCCACCGTTCCAGTGAACATAGATGCCAGCGTTATTGTCGTTATATGGTGCGTAAGTAATAACAGCTCTATTTCCCATAATTAGATTCCTCCATTGTTTTCAAGTAATGCATTGCAAATAGTGTTTACCAGTACCTGAGCGCCCGTAAGAACAAAAGCGCCCTCACCGTTGCTGCTCTCGGCTAATTCCAGCAAATAATCGTAAGCGGCCTTGATGTCGGTTCCTTTGTTGCCGTATAGGTCGCACCGTAAGCGCTTTATAAGTTCTGTATTAAGTTGCATGATTTCCTCTTATGCGGTTTGTAAGTGTTTAAAAGTCTTGAATGTTTGCTCTGCGATCTCGATCTGGTATCCGAGCGCCTCGATGTGGCGCAAAGTGTCGCGGGTGAGTGTTTTGGTGCCAGCGATTCGGGAAAATAAAACGGCCTTGTCGCATACTGGATAAGCGGTCTCAATGCCATAGTTGTTAGCGATTCTGATTTCAATTTTCATTTTGATTAGTCCTTTATTTAACAAATTAAGCCAGCCAGATATGAATGCCTGTTGCTGTGGGATGCACTCTCATGATCATTTCTTGCACTCGCTCGCGGGATGAAGCCCAAAATTCACCGGCTTGATTTTTATATTCTGCATGGTAGTTAAAATAAAATAATTTCATTTTGATTAATCCTTATGTTTATTTCTTGCGTCGATCAATAGGCCTAGAATCTGCGCGAGTAGTGCGATTAAGACTAGACCGATACCTACAGTTGACGATACAGCGCCAATGATTACACCGGCCAATATCGCGAAAAGACTAGTCCAACAAGCCAGCGAAAAAAGTCGGGAAATATTCATAGTCCGAATCCTTCTCCGTCCTCCAGCGCTGTAACCAGTCCGTCGAAGTCTTCAGTGCTACCGAGTATTGATGCCATTGCATAGACTGTTTGCTTGTCTATTCCGAAGTCTTCCGCGAGCGAGTCAAGATAATCTCTCCGGCTCGCGTAACCGTAGTCTTGATAAATATTGGTATATCGCTCTACATAATCCGTTGATCTGATTGTTGTCATTGTTTGCTCCCTTACCATCTTGCGTTTGATTGCATTTCTGCATAATGAGTGGCGATCTTTTCCATCTTGCGTATTGCACCAGCTGCTGTACGACAACCTTTGATCTCGGCCGCGATTTCCTCATCGCTCCAGCACTCCGCTATGTAATCCCAGCCATTAGAGAATTTCTCGTCTGCGTGCTGCTTTACTGCTTTTACTAAATCTTTCATAGGTTCCTCACTTGTTGTTTACGGGGTTTGTTACTGAGACTGTATGCTGTCAATAATATTGTATTGTGTCAAGAGGTTTGCAATACCATATGTTAATTAAGTTGATTGTATTTATTAATCAATACTGGTTTATTGATAGATTTTGCATTTCCGGTTTTGTACTGGTAGAATCGCGCGGGTTGGAATAGCGAAGCGAGATAGCATGACATCGAAGCCAGTAAAGACTATAGGAAGACAAGCTATAAGGGAGACACTAAAGGAAGTGCCGATAGAATCCGTTTTGCTCTTAGGTAAATCCGAACTTACCACCAAGCAAAAGGAATTTGCACGCAATGTCGCAATGGGCGAGACCGGAGCGGAGAGCTACCGAAAAGCCTACAATTCAAAAGGTAAAAAGAAAACTCAGGGAGATAATGCAAGTCGCTTGAAGGCCGATAGCAGAATCCAAGCTGAGATCGACGCGTATAAGCTGGCAATACAGGCAGAATCATATCGCTCTGCTGCTGGCTTGAGATCGCTTGTTTTACATTCACTCACTCAAGTATTAATCGATCCAGCTACTAAACCAGCGCAAAAGATACAGGCAGCGCGCGTGCTGGGGCAAGTGACAGAGGTTGCGGCCTTCACCGAAGTTAAAAAGATCACTCACGTTAATGGCAGTGATGAGATCAAAGCGCAGATCATGAGTCAATTGAAAGGCCTCATGCTATCGGCAGGCCAGTCTGGTGATGTGGTCGACGTGACCGCCAATGAATTACTGGAAGAATTGGCCAGTACGGGTAATGATTTGGCCGAGTCCGAACCCCACTATACCCCCACCGACCCAACTGCAAACGACGCGGAGCCAGCTCCCATACATACTATTCCACCCAAAGTCTCACCAAATATTGTCGAAAGTGAAATAAATTCCCTGCAATCCGACTTAAGTGCTGATATAGGAACCCACCCCCATGTCTTTCCAAATGAGGATGGGGAGGGGGGTATATAAAAAAAATGGCGACTATAGTTATCAAAAAAACAGTTATCAAAACTTTGCATCTGGCAACGTTGCCAGATAGGATTTTTTGACAACATTATGAAAACGATATTAATTAATAAGGACATGGCGACCAAGTCTAGGATGACGAGGGAAGAGTGTATGGAGATGGATATGACACCGGCGCAGAAGGAAGTGTTTATAGTTGTAGATGAGTGGTGGAAGAAGTTTGGGTATGGTCCGTCTATACGGGATATCTGTACGGTGAGGCAGAAGACTGGGATGGGGAATACTAAGGAAATTATAGACAGACTAGT